TTCACTATGAACGCGGCGGGCCGCGCGGTGCGAGGTGCTGGCCGTGAACCAATCCGACAATGCCCGCATCTCGGTCGTCGAGGTCGAGATCAAGCACATCATCCGGCAGCTCGCGGAGCATCGCGCGGAGACGCAGGCCGCCGCCGCGTCGGCCAAGGAAAGCCGCGAGCACCTAAGCGAGAAACTGGACGCGCTTCACGCGCTGTTTCTTCAGGCAAAGGGCGCGCGCTGGGCCATCGTCGCCGCGGCCAGTCTCACGACGTTCGTCTTGGCGGTGCTCGCCTACGTCACGAAGATCAATTTCGGTTCGCTGCCGAAATGAGCGTCGACCTCCCACGGCCGGACGCGCCGCGCGTCAAGACGAAGTTTCCGGAAAAGCTTGAGCCGCTCTTCGCGTTCGGCCGCTGGCGCTACAAGGTCATGAGATCCGGCCGTGGCGCTGGCAAGACATGGAACATCGCCCGCGCGCTGCTCATCATGGGCGGGGCGCGCACCCTGCGCGTCGGATGCTTCCGCGAAATCCAGAACTCGATCGCCGAGAGCGTCCACCAGACGCTCGCATCCCAGATCGACATGCTCGGCATCGCGCATCTGTGGACCGTGCAGCGCGACCGCATCTTCAATCCCGCGACCGGGTCCGAGTTCATCTTCTCCGGGCTGCGGTCGCTCAACGTCACCAAGATCAAGTCCTACGAGGGCCTCGACGTGGCATGGGTCGAGGAGGCCCAGACCATCTCCAAGCGGTCGTGGGACATCCTCATCCCGACGATCCGCAAGCCCGGTTCGGAGATTTGGGTTAGTTTCAATCCGGAACTGGAGACGGACGAAACCTACCGCCGGTTCGTCGTCGAGGGCGCGGACGATCCCGACGTGCTCAACATCGTGCTGCGCTACGACGACAACCCGTGGTGGCCTGAGACGCTGGAAAAGGAACGGCTGCGAATGCAGCGCGTCGATCCGACCGGCTATCTCACGACCTACGAAGGCCACTGCCGGCAGTTTCTGGACGGCGCGATCTACGCCGCCGAACTGCGCCAGGCGCTTGCGGACAAGCGCATCACGCGCGTTCCCTATGAGCCGACGCGGCCCGTGCATACGTTCTGGGATCTTGGCTTCTCCGACGCGACGGCGATCTGGCTGGTTCAGGCCGTCGGCCTCGAATACCGCATCATCGGCTATATCGAGGGGCATTCCCAAGCGCTCGACTGGTACGTGCGCGAGTTGAAGGCGCTGCCCTGCATCTGGGGCGCCGACCATCTCCCGCACGACGCGCGGGCCAAGAGCCTGCAAACCGGCCGATCGACCGAAGAGATGCTACGGAGCATGGACCGCGACGTCCGCATCGTGCCTACGCTCACGGTGGCCGACGGCATTTCGGCGGCGCGGTCGATCTTCTCCCGGTGCTGGTTCGATGAGGAGAAGACGCGCGAAGGCCTCAACAGGCTGCGGCGCTACGCCTACGACGTCGACGACAACGGCCAGCGGTCGAAACTGCCGATGCACGACGACAACTCGCACGGGGCCGACGCTTTCCGGTATCTCGCCGTCGGGTTCGATACGTTCGGAGAGCATCGCAAAGCCGACAACGACGCCGGCCTTCCCATTCAGTTCGTGCGCCGCAAGGGGATCGCGTGACGCCTATGGAACGCGAAGAAATGGCCCGCATCGTCGGGCGGCTGATCGAGGATTGCGACCAGAACGAAACCGGTCGCGAAGCGAAGCGGTTGCGAGCTCTGGAGTTTTTCCGCGGCGAGATGACTGCCCATCTGCCGTCCGACCCCGGCCGGTCGTCGATGGTGTCCAAGGACGTGCGGGCCACGATCCGCAAGGTTATGCCGGCGCTCAAGCGCGTGATCCTCGGATCGTCCGAGATCGTCAAATACGAGCCTGTCGGGCCGAACGACGAACCGATGGCAGCCCAAGCGACGAAGTACGTGAACAAGATCGTCATCCCGGAAACACGCGCCGAAGACGCCATTTCCGACGCGATCTTGTCGGCCGTGCTGCTTGACGAAGGCGTGCTGCATTGGTGGCACGAAGAAAAGCAGCGCATCGCCGTGACTTGGCATTCAGGCCTCACCGAACCCGAAGTCGCCGCGCTCCAGGCGTCCGAGGGGGTCGAGATGCTCGAGGCGGAGCCCTACGAGGCCGATATCCAGGGCCAGCCGATGACGCTGTACCGGGTCCGGACGAAGCGCGTCATCGTCGATCGCAAGGTGTGCGTCGCGGCGATCCCGCTTGAGGACTTCCTGATGCATCCGGAAGCCCGGTCGGAGGATGACAGCCCGATCATCGGCCACAAGATGCGCGCGCGCCGGTCCGACCTCGTCGCGATGGGCTACGATCGGCAGATCGTCGACGACCTTCCGCGCGCGCAACGCGACCTCTTCGACGACGACGAGCGCATGGCCCGCAACCCCGACGATTACGACACGCTCACCATGGGGGAAGGCGTCGAAGGCGCGATGGAGGAGGTCGAGATCGTGCGGTGCTTCGTCCGCATCGACGCCGACGACGACGGCATCGCCGAGCTGCGCGAGGTCCACTACGTCGATGGCGGCGGCGTGGACAACGACCGGACGATCCTCTTCGACGATTACGCCGACGAAGCGAACTACGCCGTTCTGGTGACGGAGCGCATCATGCACGGCTGGCAGGGCGTCAGCGTTTTCGACGATGTCGAGGACCTGCAGATGCTCAAGACGGCGCTGATCCGCCAGACCCTCGACAACCTCTATGCGAGCAACAATCCGCAGCCCGTGATGCAGGTCGGCGCGGTGCTCAACCCCGACGCCGTCTTCTCCCCGGAGTTCGGCAAGCCCATCCAGGTGCGGCAAGGCGTGTCTGCGCGCGAAGCGATCCAGTGGCAGAACATCCCGTTCTTCGCCGAAAAGACGATCGGCATGCTTGACCGCGCCGACGCGACGATCGCCGACCGGACGGGCATCACGTCGGCGGCGGCCGGGCTTGACCCGAACGCGCTCCAGAACGTGCGCGAGCAAGGCGTGCAGATGATATCCGACGCCGCGTCGGCTCAGGCGTGGTGCATGGTCCGCGAGATCGCCCGCGGCGGGCTGGCGCGCATGTTCCGCGGCGTCCTCAAGCTTATCGTCCAGCACCAGGACAAGCCGCGCACGATCAAGCTGAACGACAAGTGGGAAAGCTTCGATCCGCGGTCGTGGAACGCTGACATGGATTGCGAGGTCAACACCGGGCTCGGGACTGGATCGCGCGAGCGCGACATGGCGGCGCTGTCGTTGATCCTGTCCTACCAGGAGAAGGTGATCGAAGGGTTCGGCCCGAACAACCCGTTCGTGAAGCCGTCGCAGCTTGGCTACACGCTCCAGCAACTGACGGAAGCCGCCGGGATGCGCTCGCCGGACAAGTATTTTTCCGTTCCGAATGAGCAGGAAGAGAAGGCCATGGCGGAGCCGAAACCGTCGCCAGACGAGATGAAAGCGCAAATGGACGCGCAGATCAAAATCCAGGTCGAACAGGCGAAGGCCGAAGCTGCCAGGGCCAAGGAAGAGGCGCAGGCGCAGGCTGATATCGCAGTCGGCCAAGTCGACGCGCAGATCAAGCGCATCGAGACCGAACACAAGGCCGCTGTCGACGCGATGAAGAACGACGACCGTCTCGCATTCGAGCGGCTGAAACACGAAGACGAGATGGACTTCAAAAACCGTCAGCTCGCGCAGCAAGAGCGGCTGGCCCGCATGGCCAAAAGCGATGAAACCCCGGACGTCGACCCCGAAACCGGCGAGGCCATGCCGACGGACACCCACATGATGATGGCCAACCTGACGAGCCTTGCCGATCAAATTCGCCAGCTCGCCGCGATCATGGCCGCGCCGAAAGTCGGCACGCTGCCGGACGGACGGACCATCACGATCCAGTCGCAGGCGGCCTGATATGGCGGCCGGTCTGGCGGCGCTCGATCGCTCGCTGTCCGGCCTTGAGGACAGTCTACGCAAGGCGCGCACGCCGCGCGTGCGGCGCAAGAAGCTGGCGCAGGCCGCCCGGCACGCCGACGCCGCTGCGGCCGTCGTGGCGACGCTTCCCATGGCCACAGCGCCGCTTGACCTGTCCGAGGTGCGAGAGGCGCTGGCGATCATCCTGGCCGGACAAGCGGCCTATCCCGACTGGCGCGTGGCGCTGCTCGGCATGGCCCGCGACGCCCGGCTTGAGGTCGACGTAATGCGCCGGGCCGACGACGACGCGCTGGCCATGCTGTTCATGCTGGCGGCTTGACCATTCCGGGAGCGTAACGTACAAGCTTGCCGCTGGCATGCCACACGGGCGGCGGCGTTCACGTCAAGGCACTTCGATGTCTTCCGACCGTGATCGCGTCATCCGTGAAGGTCACGAGGCCGCGATCCTCCAAGACAACCAGTTGCTGACCGCCATTCTCGCCGAAATCGAGCGCGATGGCGTCGAACGCGCCGTGTCCGCAGCCATTTCCGACGACCTTACGCGCGCCGCCGCTATGGCGGAAATCCGCGCCGCACGCTCTCTCGCCTCCAAGCTCACGCTCCGCATCGCGGAAGCCGACAGCCTCGGAAAGCGCAGGGGAGGCATCGCATGACGCATGCCTCAACCCAGGAACCCAACTCATGAGCAACAACAGCAACCCGCCCAACGGCGGGACTGGCACTGCCGAACTGACCGATGCAGCTCTCGACGCATGGTCCGACGACGTCTCGGATGAAACCGAGGAAACGCTCGAAGGCCGCGATGGCGAGGAAGGCGGCGAAGTCGAAGCCAAGGCCGATGGCGAAGATGCCGACGGCGAGGAAGGCGCTGACGCCGACGAAGGCGAAGATGGCGGCGAAGACGAAGATCCCGAAGTCGATCTCGGGGAAGGCGTTCTCGTCAAGTTGTCCGAGCTGAAGCAGGGCTATCAGCGCACCGCGGACTACACGCGCAAGACGCAGGCACTGGCGGCCGAGCAGAAACGACTTGAGGCCACGACGGCCCTGTTCTCCCAGCAAGCTCAGGCGATCGAACAGCGCAAGACGGAAATCGAAGAGACTTTCGACCTGACTATCGAGCTTCTCGCGAAGCGCCTGCCAGCGGAGCCGGACCCCAATCTGGCCTATTCCGACCCGCAGTCGTTCATGCAGCAGAAGGCGTTCTACGACGCCGGCATCGCCGAAATTCAGCGGACGATGCAGGCCAAGGAACAGGCCAAGGCGAAGCTCGCCAAGGCGTCTGCCGACAACGATCGATCGATGATGATGATCGAGGCGCAGAAGCTCGAAAATGCGTTCCCGCATATCCGGGGCAACCCGGAAAAGCGCGAAGCGCTCTGGAAGTCGACGTATGAGGCCGCCCATTCGCTCGGCATCTCCGCACAGGAGATGGACGCGGTGAAGGACGCTCGCGTCGTCATCGGGCTCGCCAAGCTCGCCGCCTACCAGGCGCGCGAGAAATCGGCCCCGAAGCCCCAGAACGGCGGCAAGCCGACGGCTCCGATCAAGCAGGGCCAGCGCCCGCAATCGACCGTCGCGCCGCGCCGCATGAACGCAAGCCAGGCCGGGAAGACCCTTCGAAGCTTTCGTGAATCCCGCTCGGTCGCCAGCGCGGAACGCGCATGGGCCGATATCGACATCGACAAGCTTTAAGGAGCAGGCATCATGCCTCAGGTAGCAGGAACTCTCGACACCTACAGCGCGCGCCGCCAGGCGGAAGACGTCCGCGACGTGCTTTACACCATCGCAGTGAAGGACAAGCCCTTCCTGTCGACCGTCTCCAAGACGGACGCGGTGAAGGCGAAGCTTCACGAATGGCAGACCGACGCGCTCCGCACGCCGGCCGACAACGCCCAGATCGAAGGCGACGACGTGGGCTTCACCTCGCCGACGCAGCCCCTGGACGTGAAGAACTACTGCCAGATCACCCGTGAGCAGATCATCGTTTCGGGAACGACCGAGGCCGTGAAGCTGTACGGCCGCAAGAGCGAGCTGAAGCGCCAGATCGCCAAGAAGTCGGAGGAGCTGGCGCGTGATATCGAGCGGGCCATCGTCGGCGTCAATCAGGCGTCCGTCGCGGGTTCGTCCGTCCTCGCTCGCCGGTCCGCGTCGCTGTCCGCGTTCCTCACGACGAACGTGTCGCGCGGCGCTGGCGGAGCCAACGGCGGATATCAGTCCGGCACCGGCCTCGTGAACGCCGCAACCGACGGGACGCAGCGGGCGCTCACCGAGGCGCTGTTTCGCGGCGTCGTCCAGTCGGCGCACCAGCAGGGATCGATGCCGAAGATCGCGATGATGTCGCCGAAGGACAAGGTCACGTTCTCGGCCTTCCCCGGCATCGCGGTCAACCGCGTCGAGTATTCGCCGGACAAGGCCGTCCACAAGCAGGCCGTGATCCTGGCCGGCGCGGACGTCTACATGGGCGACTTCGGCAAGCAGGTCATCGTGTCCAACCCGTTCATGTCGACGGCGCTGGGCGGCCGGGCGCGGGAAGCCTTCTTGCTTGATCCGAACTACGCGGAGATCGGCTATCTCCGCCGGATGCAGCGCGCCAAGCTCGCCAAGACGGGCGACGCGGAGAAGGAATTCATGGTGTGCGAGTGGACGCTCGTCATCAAGAACGAGGCGGCCCACGGCGTCGTCGCCGACCTCACCTGATCGCTGACGATCCGGGCGGCAATCGCGCCGCCCGGCCATCCCCAACGAACGGAGGCCGCACATGGCCAAGCTGAAAGTTGAAGTCAAAGCCGACATCTGGGACGAGGACGGCGAGCGCATCCCGGCCGGAACGATCCTCGACCTCGAGCACAAGCTCGCCGCGAAGTTCATCCGGTCCGGCAACGTCGAACTCGTCGTCGAGGAGGAGCCGAAGAAGCGCGGCACGCCGGCCGGCGCTCCTCCTCCCGATCCCGGCGCCGCGACCTGATCCGGAATCATCGATGACCGATCTGGGCATCACCGCTGACGACCTCCCGGACGGGGCAATCCTTAAGTGGGACCCCGTCACGGGAATCCGCGTCCGAAAGGTCCGTATCGACGACGCCAGCTACGCGCTCGTCACGGAACAACTCATGACGCAAGCCTTCCTCGACCTTGCCCATGAGGAGCGCATGGATAGCGCCGGCACGTCGTGGGGCGACGGCAAGATCATCGGCCGGTTGCCGCTCAACATCCTGACGGACGAAGGCATCGGCTTGATGGACGCGATCCGCAACTACGATGACGCCTTCCTCGGGCGCTTCCTCAACGCCAACCCGGCCCTCAAGACGAGGGACCGGATTTGACCGCCGTCGCCGATCTCACGGATCTATTCGTCACCACGGCCGAATACGCGGACCGGGCCGACTTCGCGCATGTGTTCGCGCGGTTCCTCAAGCTCGCCGAAGATCGCCTGTCCAAGGCGCTGCGCCTTGACGGCAACGAAGCCGTGGCGACGATCGTGGCCGACGTCGAAGGCCGCGCCGCGCTGCCGGCGGACTTCCGCGAAGCGCGGTCGGTCAAGCTGTCGTCGGGCCGGCTCCTGACGGGCGGATCGCTCGACGTTCTGGACGCCACGTTCGTCACGGCCGGAACGCCCGCGGCCTTCGCGATCGGCGGCGGGTTCATCAACCTGCGTCCCAAGCAGGGGGCGACGATCGAACTCGCCTACTGGACCGGCATGCCGCGCCTTACGGCCGCCGCGCCGACCAACGGGACGCTCCTGCGATACCCGGACTGCTACATCTGGGGCGTCGTCTACGAGGCGCTCGTATGGGCCGCGGCGCGCGGCGATGCGGCGGCTGGCGACAAGGCCGCCGCTCTGCGGCCGATGCTTGATGACGCGATCAGCGAGGCCATGGTCGACAACGAGCGCCGCGTGCATTCGCAGTCCCGGTTTCGCCTTGCGGGGCGCTGGCCATGACGATCCTGACGGCCATCCAGGAGGCGTGTTTGGCGCTGGCTCTATCGAAGCCGCTGACCGCGCTCGACGACGATCCGACGGCGATGCGACTGCTCGGCTTCGCTCATGAGGCCGGCGACGATATCGCCAAGCGCGGCGACTGGCGGCGCATGCTGGAAACGACGTCGGCGGCGGCCGGTCCGATCGCCTTGCCGGCCGACTTCGAGCGGCTTGTTCCCGGCGGCGCGGTCAACATCATCCTGCCATCGCCATCGCCGGTGCGCGGGCCTCTTTCCAGCGACCAGATGGCGGCCATCTCATCCGGCCGGTTCGGCGCGACGGCCGCCTGCTATTACACGATGCGCGGGTCGACGATCGTCCTGTCGCGCGCCTTGTCCGGCGAAACCGTATCGGTCGACTGGGTCCGCCGGCAGTGGATCACGGACGATACCGGAACCGTCTACAGGCTTCGCGCGGCGGCCGACGCCGACGTCCTCCTGTTTCCTGACCGGCTCCTGACGAAGGGCGTCATCTGGCGGTTCAAGCGCGAGACCGGCCTGCAGTATCAGGACGAGATGGCGGAGTGGGAGGCGGACTTGGCCATGCACCTGCGTCAGGATCGCGGGGTGACGGCATGACGTTCGCCCAGCGATACGCGCGCCCGCCGACGATCGAACGCCCGACCGGCCGCGCCGGTCCGCCGCCGCGCATTCAGGACATGGAAAGCGCGAACCGGCGCGACGCCGAAACGCTGCGTTTCGCCGCGCCGACGGGCGGCCTCATGTTGAATGTCGACGTCGCCAATATCCCGGAAGGCGGCGCGGCGTTGATGGACAACTGGTTCCCCGAGACCGACGCGGTGCGCGCGTTCGGCGGCTCGCAACAGCGCAACACCGGGCTCGGGGGCGAAGTGCTGGCGCTGCTTGGATACGAGGCCGGGTCGACGCGCAAGGCGTTCGGCGTCACTGCGACGTCGATCTTCGACGTGACCAACGCTGGCGCGGTCGGCGCTGCGGTCGTATCCGGACTTGCGGCGTCCGTCTGGAGCGCGATCAATTTCACGTCGTCGGGCGGCACCTTCCTGATCGCGTGCTCGGCCGGCAACGGCGTCCGGCGCTTCGACGGCGCGGCATGGACGTCGTCGGCCATCACGGGTTCTGGGCTTACCGCCGCCAATCTTTCGCAGGTGTCGTCCTACGCCAACCGGCTTTTCTTTGCCGAAAGCGGCACGTCCAACGCCTGGTATCTGCCGGTCGACTCCATCGCCGGGGCCGCGATCAAGTTCCCGCTCGGCGGCGAATTCCAGTCGGGCGGCAACATCATCGCGACCGGGACGTGGTCATCCGACGCCGGCGACAACCCGCGCTCGATGTGGGTCGCGGTGTCGACCAACGGGGATGTCGTCGTCTATGAAGGGCCGGACCCGGCGACATGGTCAAAGCGCGGTAACTACAAGATCGCGCCGCCGCTCGGGCCGAATTGCATGTTCCGCGCCGGCGGCGATCTCGCGATCATGACGGAGTCCGGCCTGTTCGCCATGTCGCAGGTCGTCGACCTCGACGCGGCGATCCTCATGAGGCGGGCCGTCAGCGTCAACGTCGGGCCGCTTTGGCGCTCGCTCGTCAAGATTTCGACGCCGGCCCGCTGGCAGATGATCCGGCGCGACGCCGACAGCATGGCCGTCGTGATCCCGGTACTTTCTGGAGCCGGGGCGTTCGTGTCGCTCGCCTCCAACATGGAAACCGGCGCGTGGTGCACGCGGACGGGATGGAACCCGACTTGCGGCCTGCAATTCGGAGAGGAATTCCTGATCGGCACGCCGAACGGCCGCATCATGCGCGCCGACTACGGCGGCTTCGACGACGGGGGGCCCTACGTATGCGCGCTGATCGGCCGGTTCGAGGTGCGCGATACGCGCGTCATCAACGCCCGCATGGCCCGCGCCGTCGTCCGGTCGTTCGAGGAATGCGCGCCGCGGGTGTCGGCGGTTTTCGATTATGACACGTCGCTTCCGCCGCCCCCGGCCGCCTGCATTCCGTCCGTCGGCCGGCTTTGGGACGTCGCTGACTGGGATGTCGACGTCTGGGATGGCGAAGAGCGGCCCCGCGGCGTCTGGCAGGCCATCAACGGGCGCGGGGCGGCCATCGCGCCGGTCGTGATGTACACGTTCGGCCAGCCCGACACGCCGCGCTCCAGGCTGGTTCGCGTCGACATGACGGCCCGCATCGGGGAGGTCATCGCATGATCGACGTGTATCGTGACGATTTCCGCGCGTTGTCTTTCCTTGCCAGCCGCAGCGTGTTCCCCGATCGGCGCGACTTCATGGGCGTCGTCTTTGTCCGCGACGCGGCTATCCTCGGAGCGGCCGGCGTCGATGCGATCTATACCGGCATAGGTGCATTTCTCGCGGGCCACGAAGCGACGGTCCACTGCGCCGGGTCGAGATGCTGGACGCGGCCGTCGATCGCCGCGTTCTTCCAATGGGCGTTCGACGAACTCGGGTTCAAGCGGCTCACGGCGCAAATCCTTGAATGCAACGCGGCGTCGCTGCGGCTCTGCGAGGGGCTTGGTTTCGTCCGCGAGGGCGTCAGGCGCGGCGCGGGTCCGGACGGCGAAAGTCTCATCATGCTCGGATGCCTCGCATCCGAAAGGAGATACTGACATGGGCAGCGCATTCGGAGGCGGCGCGCGCAACACCTACAACAGCGCCGTGATCGCTCAGCAGGGCGCGGCGCAGCAGGCCGCGGCGAACCGTGAAGCGGCCATCGCCGGCACGGAAATGAGCCTGATCGACCAGTACACGCCGTTCGGGAACGCGATCTACACCAGCACGGGGAACACGCCCGCCGGCAACCCGCGCTACCGGCTTGACCAGACCTACGATCCGGCGACGCAGCGCGCGCTCGAAAGCCAGAAGCGGACCGACTACAAGACCAACGAGCTGGCCGAAAGCCAGGCCGACCGCGCGGCCGCGCTGCTTGGCACGAACGCGGACTTGTCCGACGCCAACATCCAAGCGCGCACGCAGTCGATGATCAATCCGCGACTCGAGCAGCGCTTCGGGCAGGACGAAGATCGGCTGCGGACGCAGCTCGTCAACCGGGGCGTGCGAGAGGGCAGCCAGGCGTTCAACGACGCGATGCTGTCGTTCAACCAGGGCAAAACTGACGCCTTCACGCAGGAGGGGCTGGCGAACCGGCAGCAGGCGATCCAGGAGATCGTGCTGCCTCGAAACCAGACGCTCAACGAAATCAGCTCGCTTCTTGGGACGCAGCAGATCGGGCAACCGCAGTTCGTTTCGACGCCCCGGACGCAAGTACAGGCGGCCGATTATCAGGGCGCCGCGAACCAGACGATTTCGGCGATGAACGCGGCGGAGCAGCGCAAGAGCGCGGCGCTCGGCGGGTTGTTCGGCGCGCTCGGCCAACTCGGCGGAGCTGCGATCGGAGCTGCAGGACGTTCGGATCGCCGCGTGAAGCGTGACGTCGTTCGCATCGGGCAACTCGACAACGGCATCCCGATCTATCGCTATCGCTACGTCGGCGGCGGCGACGTCTTGATGGGCGTCATGGCGCAGGACGTGGAACGCGTGTTGCCGGAAGCGGTCAAGGAAATCGGCGGCGTGAAACACGTCGATTACGCCATGGCGGCCGGCTGGAAGGGGAGCTACGTCGATGCTGCTTGAGCGCCTGCAATCGGCCTTCGCGCCGAACCCGGAAGATCAGCGCTCGCTCGTCTCGCCGGACACGATCAAGGCCAAGCGCGCGCTGGCCCGCAAGCTCATGGAACAGGCCGGCGACTACTCGCCGATCCAGTCCGGCTGGCAGGGCGTGGCGCGCGTCGCGGCGGGGCTTCGCGGCGGGCTTGAGGACTACTGGGC